ACATAATCTTCTTTACGAGATCCTACAAGTGCGTTAAATGAGGGGTGAAATAACCACAGCCAGATTAAACAGCCAAGTACAGTATATGTAGCACCCATCTCTCGGCACTTCTCAATGAGAAGATCTTCACCATCTGTAATGGATGTAATAATCGAGCGGATTAAGCGTTTCTGAAAATCAAAAGTCTTGAATCGAAGATGGAAGGGTTCTCTTTTTGGATCGTAAGTATAGAGAAATTGGTCAAAGAAGAATACTGGATCGTTCTGAGCCCGTTTCTTCATCTCTAGGAGAGTTGCTTCTAGCTCTTTTAACTGCTTGGGAGGCATCTTTGGAATTGGCATTAAAGTAGTGTATCACATAAATGGCTGTATGTGCAATCATTACACCTAAATGAATATTTCTTCGTAGTCAGACTTAATAGTCTTACTGGAAAAGTTAGAAAACCCAATATGACACGCCTCGTATTTAGATGGCAAATCATCTATCCACTCATCAATCTTTTTTGCCAACACTTGAGGGTCGACCTGGAAGTATTCAATCATCGCTCTGGCTCTAAACTCTCCTTTTTTGGTTGCTGGAACAAGCCATTCTTTTGGAAGCCACTTGTTATTGGGAGAGATGTCGGGCATAAGCACTGGTAGTGCTGATATCATAGCCTCATTGGTTGAAAGCGAAAGACCACCATAACGCCTAGGTAAAATAAGTGCATCGAAGTTAAAGTATAGGTCTGAGTTCTTTTCTACGTTGCCAATCTCAAATGTTACTCTAGGATCAGAGCAGGCATACTCAAGTGGGAGTTCGTGCTGAGACTTAATCACTAGTTTAAAATTACCTTTAACAAAAGGAAGGGAAGCTAACAAATCCAATGTACCGTTGCGATCTTGCCAAGCAAGTGTGCCAACAATGTGTAGGAATCGAACTGGCTGATAATAAAGCTCTCTCCAAAAGTTTTCTTCTCGAGCTTTTTCAAATTCTTCTGGATCAATAGGTGGTGGGAGATAGAGGACTCGATCTTCCCCAAACCTCGCCTTCATCTCATCAACCATCCAGTGTGAGGGCATCAGGAAAAGATCAGGAACAGGAAGATGAGGAGAATCAAGATTTTCACAGAACTCATAATTAGTTTGGCAGATAACTTTAATACCCAGGCGTTGGCACGCCAGAACGAGGTAGAAGTTGTACGGATTTTCACAGGTGAATACATGGGTGAGTCCTTTGATAAATTGGAGAATCTCATAGTTTCGTGGAGGGAAAGATGTTGTGACTTGGGTTTTCTCAGGTGGATACCACTCAAGGTGGTGTTGTTTGTTAGGCGAGAAACCCCTTGAATCAATGAGTAATATTTTATCAGGTTTCAGTAGCTCTGCAAGTCTACGGGTTTGTATCCCAAGTCCTCCAGAATTGGCGAAGCAAATTATCCCTAACTTAATAGATGAGGTTGGTGTCGAACTTTTCATTTCCAGCCCTTCCATCTAGGTGATAAGACCTTTTGATATTCCCCTCAGGGTGATAGATCGTAATCTTATGATCTTCCCACGGATTGGATTGGCAGATACCGTGCATCCTATCTTCGATAAAGGTATTACTTTCCTCAGAGAAAAAGGTATCCATGATATTTCTATAGTAGTTGGTACTCGCTAGGTGAGGACGCTGACTCCACTGAGTTGTCTTTTGCAATTCATTCTCGGGTTCACCGATCATTAAGTGCTTATGTGGTTCAGGGACGAACGCCTCGAAATGGAATCTCACCAGATTGGTTTCTCCATCGGAAATAGCCTTCTTTAATTTAGGGAAATCAATCGGACAGTCTGGGGTGAGTGGAGTATCAGCCTCAACATAGAGAAGATAAGGAACGGTGATTTGTTTTACTACCACCTTCATCATTCCTGATTGATGGGAGTGCTTATTAAATAGGACAGGCAGTACATCCTTGAACTCAAAGTTACACTTCCAGAGCAGTTGGCGAATAAACTCACGATAGGCATCAGTCATGTGAGCTTGTTCTTCTCGAACGCCGTCAATGGTAATAAAGATCGGGGCATCGGTGTGAACTCGAATTGTCCTGATCGTTTCTTCAATAATAGAAGTATCTGGGTGAGAGGGGATTGGTGAGACAGGAATAATCACCGCCATGTCGGTGGCTGGTAAACCAAGATCGGATCGGAGCTGTTCTTTGAACTGATGTTTTTTGTTTATCCACCATGCAAACACTTGGTTATTTAGGTCGGGACTTTGGACTACCTCTTTAATAAGACCAGGGACAAGCTCGTGATGAACGTATGTTGGGAAAGGGATTGAGCCAAAGAGTGCGTTCCAGTAATTATCGGAGGCTGACTTCAAGGGAGAGAGATTGTCAGCGATTGGAACACAGCCAGCTTCCAAAGCCTCGTACATTCTGAATGAATCAACGGCTACTGCTCCAGCAGGGGCAGGGGCAGCTTTGGCACGGGCTAAAAATGTTAGGTATTCTTTGCGATCTAACCCCTGAGAAAAACCACCAGTGGTTTGAAGATACCCACCCTTTAGGGTAGATAGTTCTAGTGCAAGTTTCTCACGGCGATAGTGATTGTTCTGACCAATGAACGTCCAGTCTAGGTCTTTATCTAGTAAACCAATCTCCTTGAGTGTTTGACGTGTATTGATTGCATACCCAAGCGGCCACATATACCCACCGTATCCGTACTGAGAGTAGACCTTCATATCGGGATGTTTCAACAACCCTACTTGGAACTTGTTTTCCTCATCAGAGGTAACAAAGACGCAAACTTTAGGGTACTTTGCTAGCCTGGCATTGATCTCAGGAATGACATCTGCTTGATATGCACCAGGGATAATCACCACTGTTCGATCACCGTCTGGAAGATCAGCCAAAACCTCATTAAGGAAGGTTTGATCCCAGTAAGAATTTCCTTCTAGCTCTTTTTTCACAGTGAGGTTCACAATTTTACACATATATCAATCCTTTTTTACCTACCCCGTATAATGCCCAAAAACGGCTTTTTATCTAAAAAAGCTATATAGCCTCGTAGTAAAAATGGATTTCGTGCTGGTAATCAAGCAACGTTTCTTTGTATCCGAGGTTTTTAATCCAACCTCGCAGGTCGCCTGAGTGTTGCTGGTAGTAGTTAGCCATAAATTCTGGATGCATACTTACCCATAGTTTTGGGTGGTAGAGAGTGAGGGTTTTTTCTGCACCCTTGAGTACCTGCCACTCAGAACCCTCAACATCCAAAGAAATAGCGGTAGGAATAACACCAGTATCGTCGATCCTCATCTGTGGAATCTCGCCTGGATCTGACAATTCTTTGAATCCGTGATCTCCGATGACTTCCCCGTCTGCTGACGGTGGAAATCCAATTGATAGACCATCATGATAATTGACTGTACTCTCAGAAGCAAAGCCACTGAAACAAAAGAGGGGAGTGGGTAGGTTGTTTGCCTCCCAGATAGCTTTAATGTTAGGCCAGACCTTATCGTTTGGTTCAAAGAGTGCAATCTTTACACCCCAGCTTGCAATCAATCCAGCGAAGTCTCCTTCTTCTGCGCCTACATAGAACAGAGTATCTTTATCGGTCAGGTGTTTACGCATTGAATCAAGACGTGCTTTTTCCCACCCACCATTTTTAATATCCCACTCAGGTCTACGAGCTCTATGCTCAGGAAGAATGATCTCAAACTCCCCGTTAATTGTAGTCTTTATCATGTTAACCATGGGTGTCTCCAAACATCACATCTAACATTTCTTGTGATCTGTTGGTATAGGTTTCGTTTTCCTTAACATGGGTAAAGCCCTCAAGTCTCATCCGTTCACGATCCTTTTCATGGTTGAGATAGAAGTCAATTTCTCTCTCTAAAGACTGGAGATCCATTGGGTTGTAGTGAGCTACGCCCTGGGTATCATGACCCTGCGTGTAGGGGTGGAGTAAGAAGCCGCCTCGACCACGAGTTTCATAGTAGCGATCAGATACATAAAAAGGACGACCGCCAAAGCAAGAATCACCAATGACGATCTTACTAGATGCCATAATGCGATTGAGATCAAGTCCTCTGACGGTTGGTCTTCCTGAACCTCCGTAGTGTGCAAATCTTTGACCATACGTCCTTTTTAAGAAGTCTACTAATTTTGGTCTGAAGGAATACTCGGGGTGGTAGTTATCCGAGCCGATGAAGACGATTTCTTCGAGGGTTTTGTCTGCTTTCTCGAGCACACATTCTCTACCCAATACCCCTGGCTTGAGAAAGAACCAGTTAAGGTTGTGGGCTGTGTAAAGATCGACCGCTTCTGGGGAGCCGTCTGCCATGAACTGGTACTCTGTAAACCAAGTAGCCTCAACTCCGATGTCGACAGCTCGTTCAAGCCACGCCCAACGATCGAGATGCACTGAGGCGGTTTTGATTTTAGCTTTCTTACAAGTATTAAAGAACTCTTTAAGCCCAGGAATTTCCCAGCCATGTGTATGAGAGTAGAGAATAAGGTCGATTTCATCTTGTTTGATAGCTTTCTCCAGGAGAGGAACGGTGGTTTTATTTTCTTGATACGCTAGGACGTTATGCCCAAGCTGGTTGAGACTCCAGGCACGATCCTGTTCTGTAGAGAATGGGGCTTGGAAGTTACCAATGAAAAGGATGGTCATAGCTTTATACTAGCAGTATATACTCTAATTAACAAGCGGTATGTAGCTAGCTTCCCAGGCGAAGCATCGCACTTCCCACAGCGAGTATAAAAACCATCAGGATAAGGATGCCTGCAATAATGATAGCGAGGTCTGTGATACATATTTTCATAAAAAAACTATATAGTATTTTTTGACTTTGAGCAATTTGGACTCTGGGACTCCTTGACTTATTCTAACGGTTAGCATATACTACATCTATGGATAAAACTCACATAGCCTACATAAAAGAATACTTCAGCAAGCTAGGTACACTATCAGCTTCCAAGCTAACACCTCAAGAGCGTAAGGAGAGAGCAACGAAAGCAGCAGTTACAAGATGGGCTAAGGTGAAGTCTGCTGTGGAGGCTACTAGATAGCTTCGCTAACTTGCGAAGCAGCTTCGCTAATAATATCATCAGGGTCGCCACCCTTCTGTTCAATAAATCTACGTAGTATCTGGTACTTATGAGCTAGGGATGTATATCTATCCTCAGCTTGTGAGGCAAGCTCTCTAGCTTCCAACGCTTCCTCTGCTCTGAGTGCTTCTTGCTGTTCTGGTGTGAGTGGATGCCAACGAGCCCATGCAGCGGTTGTTGCTCGAAGATTGCGATCAGCAGTGGTCATATTACTCGCAGCTTTACGTCCACCCGATGCAGCATGAAGATAGAGACTTTTATTCATAAGTTATATTACCATGATTAGCCTGGTTTGAGGATGCTTACTTATGGATGCTTACCTTGCGAAGCAGGTTCGCTACTTATATGGTATTGAAATACGTGTGTCTACGACTGGGCGGTACTATCGCTTTACTCCCCCCCTGGTTCCATCAGGAGTCTCACACTATATTATAGGACGTGACCCTGCCCCCCCATCTGGTACACCTGCCCTGCACGCCACGCCTGCCCCTGCCCCACGCCTGCACCACGCCTGGTATATCTATGCTCACGGTAAGCAGAGGGTATGCTGATAGCGAAGCAAGCTGATGATCTACGCCTTGAGGTTGGATGGTTGAGGCTGATAAGAGGGGATAGTAGCGTAACAAGCTACTCGAGGTAGAGGGATGATAAGAGGGGATAGACTACCATAAACCGTATGTAACTTGCGAAGCAAGTTCGCTAAAAAGCCTAGACCGTAACTTGCGAAGCTAGCAGCTTGCTAGCAAGCTAGCTACAAGTTCGCTATGCTACTAGCTATATATACTATTCTTTATCAGTAGCAGTTTTTTTCGTGGCGGTTTCTTTCATGATAGCCAAGGCATCAGCCAAGAGATCAGGGGATATATTAAACGTGTTATTCTGTGTCAATTGCTGTTGTGTATCCTGATAATTGTGCTTACTCTTGAGTAAAAACATTGAAAATACAGAATTTGTCCGCCCCGTTAAACCGCCAGATAGTGCCAGTTCTTCCTGCAACATTCCGATATATTCCACTATGTTTGCTACCTCATCCCACTGTTGGGATAATTCCCAAAGTCGGGTGCGACTTATGCCCGCTTCCAGGCAGTAACCCACGATTGAGGGGACAAGCTTGTCTTCGGGCTCGGCGGTGGTTATTCGATCAATGTACGCAACGCCTGCATTGATCAGGTGATCTTTTGTATACTTGGTCTTAGCTAGACTGATTTTTTCTCGAGTTGTGACGCTTAAATGCTTAACTGTATCTGCCATGTGATCAATCTGTTGATGATACCCGCTTGAGTGTAATTGGTTACACTTATCAAAACTGCTTAACTATAGTATAGCATACTCGAGGTGGTGAGTGTATATATACCTCTTGACTTATGCTAACGGTGTGTATATACTATAGTTAATATAAAATATGAAAGAATGAAAAGATATGCAATACACCAATGACTGGACTGATTTCCTACTGAATGAAATTGATGCTAGTGACGAACTAGCAGATATTGTGGCAAGCGCAAAGGACGCAGGCTATTCATTAGAATAATAAATAT